GCGGGTGACGTGTCATATAACGATCAGGGTGGGTACCAATCAGTGTCCACCCACTTTCATGGAGAATCATCATGACTGAATGCAACTGGAAAGACCCCGAAGATATTGCAGAAATTCGTAGAGTGAAGGCGATTCGTCGCCGAATGAGTAAGGTGCCTCAAGATGGACTTTGTCCTCTTTGTGGGAGGCCGGTGGTGTTCAGTGGGTCGTGGGTTCTCAAGGGAGATCCTTGTTGTAGATCGTGCTATCATAGAAGAGTGAAGACGACACTGGAAACTTTCAATAAAGATATGATCCTTGCAGAACATGTCAGGTACGAGATGGATCACGAGGTCCTTGTTGAAGCGAGAACCTTTGCAGGTTTATCTCAAAGAGAATTCGCGAAGCAAGCCGGATGGACGAGGTCGTACCAGAGGAAGCTCGAGACTGGAGGATTTCAAACCGTCACCGACGAAACTATGGATGTTATCTTCACAGTTCTCGCGAAGTTTGGTACAAAGTGTCTGGGTACCAATCAGTGTCCACCTGAATAAGGTTTATCACTTGTCTCTTGGGTTCGGTCTACCTATAATGAAATACCTCTATCAGCAGTTGAAACACGGCTATGAAAAAGAAGAAATATCATGTAGATTCAAATATCAAGCGGAATCAAAACGGTCCTCAAGGTGGACAAGCGATTCCAGGTCACCCTCGTCAATGTCAAGGCACCACCCGCAAAGGAATTCAATGCGGAAGGTGGGCGATCGTTGGCTCTCAATATTGTCAGTTCCACGGAGGACGACAACCGCTTATCAGGAGGCGAATGGCAACGAACTATTATTCAAGACGAGCTGGCAAAAGACTCGCCGAGAAGTTCGCTGAGTTGGAAGCGAATTCTGAGGAACGAATGAGTCTCTCATCTGAGATCGATACAGCCCGAATTCTTGCAGAGCGAGCAGTCCGCACCTATGAAAAGGTGGTCATTGATGATTCATTGAAAAACAGCCCTGATGCTGAAAGGTTGAAAGCGAATGCAGCGATAGTTCTTCGTGATGCGTTGAATCATGTAGCGAGCATGGTGCAGAGTATGGCGAAGATCGAAGCGATGTGTGGTAGCAAAGTCAGCATCCAAAATATCAAGTGGGTCTGCGAAAGGATCACGAAGTGTATTGACTCATCAACTGATGATCAGAAATTGAAGACTGAGATCTTCAAGAAGATTGAAGGGCTACGCCTTATAGATGAGGCTATTGAAAATAAGGTAACGATAACGATTGATTGATATTCGCTTACCATATTCGTTCCCGGCTGAGGCGGAACTTCCTCTTGTAGTTGAGCACCCACCACTCAACACGAGGATACCGGAAACTTTTCTTGCTATGGCTTTGTCATTATCGCAAGAAAATAAAGTCGCTTTCTTAGCCCCGAAAGTGAGCAGGTTCAAATCCGTCTTAGCCGAGTGGCTTGAAGCGATGGGTGTGAAAAAGATGAAGTCTTTGTGGATCACGAATTCACTTGATGATTCTCCGTTTTCATCTATCGATCATCTGTTTGTAGTCAATGCTAATGCTCTACCGCCACTACGACATGAGTGCAGACAGGTTCGGGTCTGCGGGGAATTCTCGAATCGGTCACACTGGTTCTACACCTACGCCCGCAGACCCGAAGTCACTCTTGTTCGTATCACCGCCGATGAAGTCCTCAAGAAGTTTCCGCAAGAAATACCTGACATAGGTAGGGTGGAATACGAACGACGATACATGCTTATTGATAAGGACGAAACTGATAACTTCTTTTCGTTTACTCGAAAGCGATTGTTCATCACAACTGATAAGAAAACCCTATGCCCGGAGCAGCGAGCATTCGTTCATGGACTCGGCACTCCTCTTGTACCTTTCTATCTTACAAGTCTGCAGCGTAGATACGAAGCGATGAAACGACTCGCCCTGAAGCGTGGCATGTCACCAAGATTCTTACTCCTCAAGTATCGGCGTGGTGGGTTCACTACATTGGAACAAGCAAAGTCTTATCATCTGGCGACAACGCGATCTAATTCTAATGTCATCACTCTTGCACACACCGCCTCATCAACAAGTCGCATCTTCCGCATTGTTGAAAGATTTCACAACAACGATCCTCGGGCTCCAGAACTCGCATCTGATTCTCGCACTCGACTTGACATCGCATCCAACGGATCGTTGTTCTTCGTTGGCACCGCCGGAGGGAAAGGTGTGAGTCGTGGAGACACTTTGCAAAGAGTCCACGGTTCGGAAGTTTCCAAATGGTGTGAAGGACCTCGACAAGGCGAGCTTGTTGATGACCTCGTTGCAGGACTTGTCGGTGCATGCTCAAACGGCGAAGTCGTTTTGGAAACTACTCCCAACGGATATGAATGGTTCGCTCATACCTATGTCGAAGCGAAGCAAGGACTCAACGATTGGGTTCCATTATTTCTTCCGTGGTTTGTTGATCCTGATAATTCATTATCATGCGACCACGAGGAAATCCTTGATACGATCTCGACAAGCGAACAGGTGCTGATGCAGAAGGCGAAGAAGTTCGGGGTTACTATTTCACCCGAACAGATCGCGTTCCGCAGAAAGAAACAGCGTGAATATAAGCGGTTGTTCCAGCAGGAGTATCCTGAGGATGAGGCATCATGCTTCCTAACTTCTGGCACCCCGTTCTTTGATATTGAATTAGCGATGTCACTTATTGATATTCTACCTGATGGTAATCGTAAATCAATACCAGGAGGTTATAGTGTAGAATGGGAATCACCTCAGGATAAGGTGAAATATGTCTGTGGTGTTGATACAAGTGAAGGTCTCCCTCGCGGAGATCTCAACGGTTTCGGTATCATGCGAAAAGATACAGGTGCTCAGGTCGCTGCCTGTCATGGAAGATTCAGACCAGACGAACTTGCTCGCCTCACATTGAAGGCGTGTATTCGTTACAACAATGCTCTACTCGGTATCGAACGAAACAATCATGGCCATTCAGTTCTGCAATGGATCCAAGAGCATGGACCATCTACTTATCGTCGAGCTCACAATCGTGGAGGACGATTGTACCACCACACTGAGAAGAGGGCAGGATGGCCGACCGATGCAGCGACTCGACCGATCATGCTTGATGATCTTTACGAATGGATGAATCTTGAAAACATTGGCGATCTTGTGCGTGATAAAGATTTCCTGCAAGAGCAGTGTACCTTCAAACTTCAGGCATCAGGAAAATATGAACACGATACAGGTTGCCACGATGACACGATCTTCAAATGGGCGGTGTCGAACCAGATGAGGAAAGCACGGGTCGCGAAACTACGAATCATAGTAAGGAATGTAGCATGATAGAAGTTCACGGGACGATCACATCTTTGGGAGACGGTGCGGTGTTCGACATTCGCGATCACGACGGGGATTCTGTGACTCCCACTTCTGAGCAGCGATTATCAATTTATAGATTGTTCGGTGCCGATAATCTTGCTGCGAATTATTGGGTTTTCTTTATGAATCCTGGATATGCAGTGACAGTGAAGGACACGCTTACAAACAAGATCACTATCGCAGGAGATCATGTTGCCGAATTTCAAGCAGCCGACACCATTCTCTTGGCAGGATCCACCGCCGATAATGGCACCCAAAAGATAACGAATGTCGTGCTATCTGGACCTGATACAGTTATTTCAGTATCGTCAATCACAAATTCTACTGCGGACGGTACCGTATATGCGGTGAACGAAGGACAAGATACTATTATGCGAGGGGATTTTCCCAATGTAAATAGCATTATCAATATCGGTTTCGGCAATCACCCACCCACCAGCAGAAAAGGATCCCTGATTGGTGCATCTGCATCTGCTACTTCCACCATGCCCCTGCAATTCCAAGGAGTCGTATCATGAAGAAAATGCTATTGATAATCCCATGTATTTTCCTAATCGGATGTTCTTCGTTCGACTCGAAGATACAAGAACAACGCGATGCGGTGCAGGCCGAACATGATGCTGTCACTGCACAGATCCAAGATCAGCAGAAGTCACAGCAGAAGATCCTCGAGCAGAAGGCGACGCTACCTCCTGATGATCCGAAGATTGTTGAATTAGTGAAGAAGTTCGATGATCTGAATCAGAAAGTCTTGTCGGAGGAGATGCAACGCATTCGCTTGCAAACACAAATCTCGGTTTATGACAATATGCTGGCAACGAGTCATTCTGTGCAAGACCCACAATCCTTCCTCGCTTTCATACCACCACCTTATGGACAACTTGCAGGAGTCGCGTTCGCTGCTCTCGCTGGCATAGCCGAAACCAAGCGGAGAAAAACCAAGAAGAACGCGAAAGCACTGGTGAAGAATATTGACACTGTGAAAGAAACCGATGGTACGAAGTGGACCATTGATAAGAAGGATCTGAGAATCGCTAATGGCACCGGTCTCAGTAACTGGATTGATAAGGTGAAATCATGATATACATCAATGTTGATTATTGGGAAGAACTTATGGAACTCTTATGCGAAAGCGAAGTCACCTGAAGCGTTTCCTTATCGTTTCTATAATTATCAATATATTGTTATTGATATTGATGTCTTCATTTTCCAGGAAACTGAAAGTCATAACCCAAGAAATTTCCTACTATGAAAATAAACACCGATAAGGTTATTCAGGGCGTCCTGATTCTTACTATGGGGGGTGCGATAAAAGTCGGGTACTCTCTTGATAAGGAAGTAACAAGACTCGGCACGATTCTCAATCGTATTGCACCGCTTGTAGATTCTACAGCGAAGACAACGACAGAGAATGCTATTATGGTTGAGGAACTCAAGGAACGAATGCACACTCTCGAGAACAAGAACTGATGCTATACGGACCCGACGATAAACCTGTGAAGACTAAGCCAAGAAAGAAGACTTTCAGCCAATACCTCGCTGCACTGTCTGCCTTGGATTCTTCTCCAGAAAATAGATCTCGGGATCCTCTGTCGAATCACGCATGGGTCTATGCAGCGGCGATGATTCGTGCCATCAATTTATCTCAAGCACCTTTCCTCATATACCGTGAGACAACGAAGGCCACGAATCAACGTCGTGCAAAGACTAAGAATTGGAGGGCAGGCCGAGGCGAGAATCGTCGAGCAATTCAGCGGCACCTACAAGATAGAACTCGCTTCAATGGTGAAAAGGTGAAATCATTAGAGCTTGATCTCGAGAATCCGTTGACTCGCTTATTCATACACCCCAACGATGTTATTTCTGGAGCCGAGCTCTGGCAGATCACATCGTTATGGATGACACTTCGAGGAGAATGCTTCTGGCTGAAGATGCGAGAAGACGGAAACCCTTTGGATATAGGCGAAGATCCGGGCCAGATCTGGCCATTGAGTCCCGATCTCTTCACACCGAACTTTGCAGGCAACCGCCTCGCTTCTTGGACGGTGAGTCTGCGAGGCAAGCATGTCCCATACAACGCTTCAGATTCTTTCAAGGTAGTCCTCAACTTATGGGAAGTGGTGCAGTTCAAGTATCCGAATCCCCTGTCTATTCATCGTGGCATCACTCCACTCGCGGCCGCGACATCAGGGATTGATCTTGACATGCAAGTGAAATCATATAACCGATCGCTATTGAAGAACGGTGCGGAACCGGGAGGAATCTACTCATATGAAGGCGATCTGGATCAAGACGAGGAGGAACTTGAATATCAGAAACTTGAGGATCGTCATCGTGGTTCATTGAACGCGAATCGACTCACGATATTGAACGGTGCATGGAAGTATCAGCCGACTGGATTGAAGCCAGCCGATCTTCAGCATCATCAAACTCTCATGTGGGATCGTGATGAGATCTTTGCAGTTCTTCGCGTCCCGAAATCGACGGCGGGTGTGACCGATCAACTGAACTATGCGACTCAGCTCGGCCAGGACAGAAATTTGTGGGACAAGAGTCTCATTCCTGATATTCGTTTATTCGAATCAGTTATTGACTCTACAATTTTCTTCAACCAGCCCGACACTATTGTAGGTGCCTTTGACTTGTCGAATGTAGAAGCTCTACGAGTGGGAATGAATGAGCAAGCCGATCTTGCTAAGAAATTTCTCGGTGCAGATTTTCATATGCCTCCTTCCGTGGCTCTCGAAGTCGCTGGTATAGAAAATATCCCAGACTATCCTGCAAAAGATGTATCAATAGTGTCTCCTATGCTTGTTCCACTTTCGGATGTCACAGATCCACTACCACCTACCAAGTCTGTGAAGAAGGCAGGGTCAAAGAGGAACAGATGGAAGGCATTTGTTGCAGCTCAGCAGCCTCTAGAAAAGGCGATGATCAAAGCGTGGAAGCGGTGGGTTGCAGATATGCGTGATAGACAGTTATCATTATTTGATGAAAACACAAAGTCATTATCACCTAAGCAGATTGACGCTCTCATGCTTGACATCAAGGATATGAAGCGTGGACTCGGGTCAAACTTTCGGCCATTGTATCAAAGCGGTCTCGAAATAACCTACGATATGGTGCTTAGTGAAGTGAGTGGCATACCATTGTTCGAAATAGATGATCCAAGAATCTTGAAAGCGATGGAAAATAGATTCACTCGCTTGATTGGCACCGCCCCGAAAACTCTTAGGAAGAAATTGAAGCGATCTTTGATAAAGGCAAGCCAGAATGGTGAAACGATTCAACAGATGCGAGGGCGAATAGGGGAGACTTTCAAGATTGCGGCAGGATCTGGTAAGACTCTTGCAATAGCAAGAACAGAATCGGCATCGTTGATGAACGGCATTAGGACAGAAATGTTCAAAGCTCAAGGCGTGAAGAAAATGGAGTGGGTAACTGCAGGAGATGAGCACGTCCGTGAAGACCATGCCATCTTCGGAGATTCCGGACCCCACGATCAGGGCTATGACTATTTGAATGACATAGGTGGTGGTGATGGAACATTAGAATTTCCAGGAGATCCTAATGGTCCACCCGAACAAGTGATAAATTGTAGATGCATCCTGGTGCCATCATCATAAGGAAATTGATATGAAACTTTCAGTAAGAGGCTTACTTGATTATCGGAAATTGATAAACGGTAATCAGTATCGTCACATCGTAAGAATTCAAACCCCCGATGGGGTTCAAAAATTCTTGATCGATGCACCCCGCGATAAGGATGTGAAAGAGGAATTATGCTCCATGGTACACAAAGCATGGGAGGCAATTGACAACCCACCTGAGACTGAATCAGAGGGTGCCTCAGACGCCGATACAGGCACCGAAGGTGCTGAGGGTGCCAATGCACCCGTCGAAGGCACCGAACCCGTCGAAGGCACCGATACAGGCACCGAACCCGTCGAAGGCACCGAACCCGTCGAAGGCACCGAACCCGTCGATGCCACCGAACCCGTAGATGAAAAGGAAATATCATGAACCTTGAAGACCTTGAATCCGTCGAAGTGATTGACGATCCTACAAAGATCGAGGCGGTCCTAATGGACGCCGATAAAGAATTTCGCACCGAATCTTCTTCCAACAAGATCAACGGGCAGACTACGATTGTTCTCGATGATGAAGGAAAGGTGCAGGTGAATAAACAAGTAAAGGCGTCCGTAGATTCGGCGTTCAACTTTCCTCCGCCAGATGAGCTACAGAAACTTGCGAAGTCTCGTGGTATCGAATGGAAAGATGGTTATCAAGATCGAGTGGTACCTTACTTTGGTTCCGATGAACGAGTTGATCGGCACGGAGATATTGTTCGGCAGAACTGGGACTTCTCAGAATTCAAAACGAATCCTGTTGTCCCATTCAGCCATGATTGGGAAATGCCACCGATTGGAAATTCCATAAGATGGAAGGTTATTGAAAGATCCGACTCATCATATACTGGTCCGGCTCTGCACCTACTTGATCTCTTTGCAGATAACGAGACGTGGGCATTCGCAGATACAATCTTTCGATTGGTGAAGGCAGGGTTTTTGAAGACCTCCAGCGTAGGATTCTATCCTGGTGTAATCGTTGACGTGAAGAGCGATGCTGAACGCGAACAGCTCGGTCTCGGCAGGTGGGGATTCATTTATGATAAGAACATATTGATAGAGCATAGTCCCACGACTGTTCCTGCTAATGTAGGTGCAGTATCATTACTTCGCTCTATGAAATCTGAGGGCAAACTCAAAGCGTATGACTCTCTGGCACTCCGTGAAATGGAACGACGGGAGATAAAGAGGGGTGCAGGAGATTTGAACTATTGGCTTGAAAGGGAAGCGAAATGGATCGCTACCTGGAACATGCTCTTTCCTGAAATCGAGTTCGAAGTTCATCGCAATCTTGATGAGCCTATCATTCTGCAAAGGAAGGAGGACAACCAATACAATGAGCAACTTCGAAATATCGAAGCATCAATAGAGGAACTTCGTGACTTGATCAGTGAGCAACCTCTACAAGAGAAAGAATGCAACCCCGCACTCTTTGAAATCATAACGGGAACTACTTCCCTAATCAACTCCTTAGGAGAATAATCACTATGCCTACACCTAAGAATGAGCTCGAAAAAGCTCTCAAAGAACGAGAGGCTGCTCAGGTTCTTCTGAACAATGTTCAGACCATCACCGAAAGCATCCCCAAACTCATCGAACGAATCAAAGCACTTGAAACTCTTTCCGAAGAATTCAAAGGCATTGACCACGAAAAGGTGCTTGAAGAAATGGAAAAACTTCAAGCCGGATTCGTTCA